ATTAGCTGGAATATCTTTAAAATATTTAGGTAAATTATGTGGAAAGGTTAATAAAAAATTTTTTAATACATCCACAGGTATTTCATTGGTTTGAACTATAATATCTTTATTTCTTTTAAACATAACTTTCTTAATTTCTTTTAACATAAAAAAAAGGGCGCCACAAGGGCGCCCTTAATTATTTAATTTACTACAAGTGATTACGCACCTGGTGAACCAAAGATACCTCTAGGGTCAGACCAGCCGAAGCTGTATCTTTCTCTAGCTTTGTATCTAACGTTTCCAGTGTCAAAATCGCCTTCCATAGCAGTTTTAATTGGTGCTCTAACAAACATTTTCATTCCGTTAGGAACGTCAGTTTTAATGAACCAAGCGTCAGTATCAGTTAAGAAATTGTTAACCACATAACCTTGTGGAACCATTCCCATTGATTTAACAGCGTTGATGTCATTGTCAGCAGTACCAACTCTACCTTGAGATTTAAATAATCTCTCAGCAGTAAATTGTAACTCAGAAGGAATGATCATTTTCTTTCCTTGAGCTGCAACTTTTAAACCACGTTCATCAGTTAGCGCCGCGATATCAATTAAAGCCTGTTCTAACGATGTTTCGTTAAGATCAGCTGAAGTTGTTAACTCGTTCGCAACTGTGCCAGCGATTGTTGGGTGGGCTGTAGAACAAAGTTCTATCCCATCGCCACCAAGAAAAAGAGGGTCAAACGCATTATTTAATACGTTAGCTGCTCTTACTTGCTTAGTGTTTGCCATAGATCTTGCCAAAGCTTTTGTATATCTAGACGCGAGTCTGTCATACAAATTGTCTTCGATCGCTTCTTCTGTGATAGCGAATGCAAGAGCTATTGTTTCATGCGTGTATCTAGCAGTGAAAGTTTCTTGTGCATTGTCAAAAGTTACTCCAGAACCTTCTGGTTTAACTTGAGCATTTGCGAAACCACTTAACATTACTTCTTCTTCAAAAGCTCTGTCAGATGATTCTGTATCGAAAATCTCAACTTGCTGGTTTTCATACCGCTTGTACTCCAGGCCGAATAGTGCATTCAATCCTGGCTCTAGTTCCTTGACTAATTGTCCTCTACTTATTGCCATAATTTATACTCCTATACTCCTAGTGTTGTTTTCATGAAGTGCTCGTTAATAACTCCAACAACATTAACATTAGTCGAATACGTAGTTGCATTCGTCTTCTGGTTGTTGAGAGTATCTTTAGTCACTCCAATTACTTTGATTTGTCTTGAGTTAGTTGTTGCGTTAGTTTGTGAAACTTCAACTTTAGAATCGAAGTTCGGTGTAGCACCTGCTGCATAGACTAAGTCCATGTTCAAGTTGATACTCGCTATCGCCATCGCTGCGTCAGACTGTATTTCGAACCTTTCATAAGGATCGTCACTAACGAATCCAACAATGTCTGTTGCAGTGTTGGAAGCCTTAAGGTGATTACCCCATGTAGGTTTCGATGTGTTGGCGTCCGTAAAGAAAACCCCATTTAGTGAGCCTAATAAAGTGTCGCCCGCGCCCGCTACACCAATGTACCCAGTAGCTAATGCTTTAACTGGATCATTTTGGTATATCGCACTTGAGCTCGCTGCAATACTAAATTCACTTAAACCTTGGTTGTCTCTATTCTGGCCAACTTTGCCAATGGGTCTTAACCCAAAAGCGCTGTCTTGATTTGCCATATATATTACTCCTTATTTAAGTTTATAGCACCGCGTCTCGAATGTTGGTATCGCGAAAAAATTAATTTTTCTTGCTACCACCAAAAGTTACACGACTTTGTCTCTCAGCATTAATCGGCATGCTAGAGTGCTGTTCCTTCATAAGGTCGTTGTTTACTGCTTCATCTTTGGCTTGCGTTTGTTGTCTAAAAAACGCTTCCCTCGATTTTGCAACCTCTTCCGGTATCCTTGCCAGCAACAGGCCGCCAACTCCGATCACTCCTGAGTATTTGCCGTCTGATACAGTTGGATATTCCGCGTCTGGATATTGATCTCCACGAACAAGTTCCCAGCCAGATCTGAATTTACCTGACATGTTCTTTGTATCGTCGAAGCCAACTACCTCGGCTCTTATCCATCTGTGTCGAAATCCATCCGGCGCAGGTGGTGCATCTAAAGATGATGGTGGAGTCCAAGTCGTAGGTCTTTTAACTTTTTCCCTTGACTGACTCGCACGAGAAGTTTTTATTTTGTCGTCATTTTGCATATGCTTATGCCTCCTTCGTGAGTTTTAATTGTTTCGCATATTCTTCTAATGGCACTCCTAATTTTTTAGCGATAGTAACCTGAGAAGGTGTGAGTCTCACGGTTGAGCGACCTGGCGTATTTACACTTCGCTTCGCTGAAGCTACTATTTGTGTAGGTTTGGTCGTATCTTGTTGAACCTTAACTTTAGTTGTATCAAATTTCTGGGGGAATTCAAGTCTTATTCTTCTATCAATTTCACCATAATATTCGTCCGTCTGTGGGTCAAAGCCTTCTTCTTCCACTAGTTTTTTATGTAAATCAAATGCAGTGTACGTCATTGCAGTATCAGTACCAAACCACCTGTTTTGAGTTCCCCAAGCTTCTGCTTTAGGATCTGTTTGAGTAGTTTGTTGCGGGGTAATTTTAGGTTTCTTCTCTTGCTCCTCTAATTTCCCTGCATCTTCTGCCATTTGTTTGGTTTCCGCAAGTCTAGCTTCTTCGTATCCTAGTCTTGCAATTTCTTTATTAGCATCAACTTCAGCGACAAGATCACTTGACTCTTTAGCTGCGGCTAACTTAGCTGTTGCTGCTTGTAGACCAGATTTAATTCTCTCTTCTCGGTCTTTAACACCAGCTTGTTCAACTGAAGAATATCTCTGCTGGAGTTTTTCGCGTTCGTCTTTTTGAGACTTGGCATAATTAAGAGCTTCGTCTTTTTGCCTCTCTGCTTCTCTCCATTTCTTAGTTAACTTAGAAATTCTTCTTTGAACATCTTTACTATAACTCTCTAATTCTTCTTTCTTTTGTTCTTCAGGTTTTGTTTCTTCTGTCACCGGTTTCTCGTCACTCGCTTCTACCTTCTCTTCTTTAGGTTCTTCAGCGGGTTTCGAGTCGCTAGGGACTTCTTCTTCTTTTACCTCTACAGCTTCTACTTCACCTTCTGGTTTCTTATCCTCGACTTCTACGTCAGCTCCAGGACCAGAGGTATCAATATCGACCATAAGTTCGTCTTTTTTGACCTCTTCTTTTTTTACTTCTTTTACTTCTTCTGGCATAGTTTCCTTCCTATGTTAAACGTAATGCAAGACTGATTCTGGATCTTTTATTGTACCCAGAACTTCGTCATCGTTTAGAATACGGATCTCTCCGCCTTCTATTGGTAATCGTGATCCTGCGTATCTTGCAAAGATCACCCAATCTCCTATTTTACACCAAGGACTATTAAATTTATCTTTATCCTTGTATGCTAAATCACCCATCTTTAAAACATAACCACAGTTCGTAGCTATTCTTGCTTTGTCTAAAGATTCTTGGGCATAAATAATTCCACCTTTAGTTTTTTCCTTTGGTGTAAAGGGTAAAACTAAAAGTCTATATCCTGATGGATTTGGTAATTCATTAACTACACCTTTAATCGATTCAGGATCTAATCTTTTTGTTTCTTTTTTTGGCTTATCTTGTTCTTGTGCTTTATACTTTTGTTCTAAAGCATTATTGTGTTTTCGGACCTCGGGGTTTGGGTTTACCTGTGTTGTTAGATCTCCCAGAGTTGAGGTCAACGACTGTTCCTTTTTCATCTTTTTGCTCCTTTTGATTCAGCAGGTTAGAGATTTCCTGAGAAATGTATTGGTAGGCATGTGCCTGCCCTAACATATATTTGTATTTTTCCATATTGTCAACCCCACCACCTACCATGGAGTCACCAATATTGTGATACAGTTGTTTTAATTGTCTTTGTATTTTTACTATTAATTCTAAATCCATTCTACCTCCTTTATATTTTTAATTAAGCATTCCTTTATAGTATTTTCTATAACTCGGATTAGATAAATTGTGTCCAGCATACTCACCGCTTATACTTGATCCCATATATCCGCCATCCGCAGCGTTTTTTCTAGCTATTTTCTTAAAAGTTTTAGCTAAAGCCAAAGCTTTACCTGTACATCCTTTTTTTGTAATAGGTGTACATTTACCTTTAGTACCTCTACGTTTAATAGAAGCGCTAGCTTTTTGTATCCATTTTGAAGCCATTACGACTTATCGATTGAAGAATATGCTCTTTTACCCGCGGCTTTTTCCATGCCTTTAGATTCATCTCTTCGAGCTTTGAAGCTTTGAGATTTTTTACCATCTCTTGCTCCTAAAGATTCATCAAGTCTATCATTGTAGCCTTGTTTCTTCGCTCCAGAGGAACCATAGGGAAAACGAACATTAGATCTTACTCCGTTTTGTCTCATCCTAGTTGTCTCCTTTGATTTTACTAGCAACGACTTTCATGCCGCCCCAGATATTTTTAGCTTTGGTTTTATACTTAGTTAAAACTTCTCTATTGGCTTCCTTAAGCACTTGTTTCCAACCTTTACCGTTGGTTAATTTTTCTTGAGCTTTTAAATCAGTCATTATAGTAAACTCCTATCATATTTTATTTCTTCTTACCACCGTTTCGGAACACTTGTGTTCCTTTTATTCCAAAAATGCTCGCTACCACGGTAATCCATAAAGTTTGGAACCACATCGGCAGTGAACCAAAATGATGAAAGAAAAGTTCTATCTTCTGCATCATCTGTGGATCGTCACTGAAAACTCCCCAGGCGAGCACAATTATCGGCGCCGAAATTATCACTAAAACAATTTCGTCCTTTAGATCATTATCTCGGGATTCTAAAAGTTTGCCTTGGTAAGACTCCTCACCTCGTGCCATGCGTTCTGCATGCATTAAAGCAGCATCTGACATTGCAGCTTTTGTCTTTTGTCTATTTTGATAAATATGACTCCCGGTCTTGAGAGCCATTTTCGCTAGACCAAACCACATATTAGTACCAGGTTGCTTTTTTACTTTTGTTTGCTAACATTCCTCTAGTACCTTTAACTGTAACTGTTTGCGATTCCGCAATATTAGGTACATCTTTTGAGATATTAACACCGCCGGTTTGATAACCGTCTTTACCAACTCCAAGTACTTTTGTAATACTTGGTTTTTTACCGTCTTTTGCCATTTATGCTCCTTTTTGTATTAACTTAAACTTTTTTTCTTGTTTTGTCGACCTATTTTCCTCTTGGTTTCATTCTTGCCAACTTTTCTCTGGAGTCAACAGCCATTTCTTGTTTTTCAATCGACGTTTCCGCTCTTAAAATAGATAAATCTTCGTTTTGTTCTAATTTATCATCATGTTGGTCTTGATTCATCAATACTTTTGTTTGATCAATGCTAGTTCTTGCCTGATCGTACGTTCTTTTTCTCTCATTCTCTTGTGCTTGAAGATCTAACTCTCTAGATCTTAGTTTAGCGATAGGATCATGATCAAATTGAGAAGTAATTTTCTTTTCTTCTCCAACAAACTCTTCCATCATCTCAGCAATCAAAACAGCTTTCCTTGCTTCAATTTTATTACTCATAATTTTAAGCTTCATCTGTACTTGTGGGTTTTGTATAGCTTGTGGATTTTTTTGTATTGCCATAATTTGTTGAATTTCACTTCTAAACTCTACTTCAATTTGTTCTTGTGCCATTATAGAAATATGCTCAAAGCAATTTTTTTCTAATGCTGCCATAATAACCGGAGCATTTCTTGCCATGTTCGTAGACATAAAAGCTAAGTGAGCAACCATATGTGCTCTATGATCTTGAGCTGGAAATGCTTGGAAGGGTTTCCCTGCAAGTGCATCGATGTGCTCTAATGCAGGGTCCTTTGGTGTGGGTGGTTGTGGTCGAATTAAAATTTTATCAATATCTTTTATACCCAACGCTTCATACATTGCACGATACGCATTATATAAATTATGTATTTGTGGCATTGCGGTTGCCAGTTGGAGCTCCGATTGCGCTAAAGAAATACGCTGTGTTTGAGAGAAAATGTTGGGATCAGCAACTGGCAATATATCTACTCTATCATCAAAGTCAGCTTGTTTAATTACACGCTTTCCTCCAACAACATCGTATGGATATTCTTGAGGTAGATATAATTTAAAAACTCTTGCTAATAATTTAAATTCTTGTTTTAATGCTGCGTAAATTCTTTTGTGAATAGCAGACATGGTTCTGCTTCCTCTTTCAAGCAAGGCTACAGTCGTGCCCACAGCTGCTTGTTGATTCCCATCACCCACTTGCAGGTCCGCTATAGAAGCGAATCTTTGTCCTGCATTTACCACGACTCCCATTAAAGCTAGTAAGGTTTGAGAGGGCTCCTTAAAAGGGAGCATCATGAACGAATCTCTAATATTTCCACCAGGTGCATCTACATCTCTAAATTCGCCCGGCTGAATAGATTGTGCATCATCTCTAATTCGTATTCCTCTTTGTTTAAAACCTGCTGGTAAATTTGACAAAGTTCCTGCATCTAATAATTGTCTCAATGCAGAGGTAGCTGTTCGTGAAAGCCCACCGATCATATGAATTAGGCCAAAGCCATAAAAGCCGAGTCCTGGTAAAAATCTAAAATGAACAAAGTAATCTACTTTTTTTCTTAAAGGATCACCTATTT